AAGGAGAAAAGGGAACCTGGGGTGACGTTTGATGATGTAGCAGATTGAAGAACAGAAGCAGCTGATAACATTGTCTCAGCCTGTTTCCAATGTTTCTCAGTCCACAAATGAAGAAATAATGATCTACTAGCATGTAACGCTAACACTTCACAGTCAAGAGCCTCATCACGTTTCCCTGCTACCAGTTCGTAGCGTACAGCACCACTTGTAGCACTTCGACGTTTTTTATTACTCAGTATTTGTTCATCATAATCTGCTCTAACCCCATCGTAGTAGTACATTCGATCTTTATTACCTGACAAAGTTAGTTTACGCAGTACTTCATCTTTACCAGCCTGCACCCCTACTATGTAAACTCCAACCCCATGACTTTCAGCTAATTTTTTATTTTTCTCCTTTGCAGTCTTAGCATCTGGGGCTTGTGGTACAGTGAAGATTTCTTTAGAATGAGCACCTGCATCACTACTACCTTTTGTAGCATATACATGCTTGTTATAGCGTTTCATTCTACGAACCCAATCATACACAAGCTGAGTTGTATTACCGTCACCAGAGTCTATACTAAGTGCTGAAATCGGTAGGTTAACTGGATATTGCTGCGTAGAAAATGCGTGTGGGTATTTCGCTAAGAAGATTTCTGTAAGCGCAGCCCATACTGGATCTTCTGGGTCTTTAACAAAGCCATAAACTTCTCCCCAGTATACCAGCCAAGAATTACCATTCCGCCCCCAAGCCCTGATAACAATAGCAAAACGATTATGCTGCACGTCCACACCAGCCGTAAGAATAATCCCACCAGGTTCAACAGTACCTTCACTATACCCCAAACGACTAGCAGCAAGCATACCAGCGTTAAGACTGAAAATCCCTGGGCTATAGGCCAACCCACAGCTATTATTCGTGAATGCTTTAAGTTTTCCATCTTTACCTTTTTCATTCTCTACCTCTGCTTCAAGTTTCTTTTTAGCCAGTGCTATTAAATTAGATCCTGGAAAACTACTTAACAACTCATTGAAAGCAAAACCATAAATGGTAGATTCTGCTGTAGCTTTCCAACCTAGATTATTGTAATTAATAGCATCAAGTACAGCAGCTTTTTTAATTGCATCATCCCAAATAGCTTTACAATGCGGACACTCATAGTAAGCAGTTGTCGGATCATATTTACCGTAAGTAGGATCGATTCTTCCGTCAGCATAAGTATCATATTTTAAATTGTTAAAATCCAGCACATGCTCTTGACCGCAGAATGGGCAAGGTACATGATAAAACATCTGATTACTCTGCAAAAAAGCAGAATCAACTTTGCTAAAACCAACTTCTGAAGGAGTTCCACCATAAATGAGTTTTCTTTCTAAGTAAGTCTTTTGACGTTCTGCAAAAATAGTAAGAGCATCCCCCTGACCTTTTAAATCTTCCTTCAAATCATCTGGTTCTTCTACAATTAGTACTGGAGCTGAAGTAGACTTAAGAGCTGTCGGACTTCCAGCGGTTACTAACTTTAAAAATCCTCCAGGATATTTATAAAAATCATAACTACATTTATCTGGGTCACCAACCTTCTGCAGAATACTTGGTACACTTTTAATCAGTGGTCTTATTTTTTCATTGGCATAACTCTTTGAAGAAGCCTGCCGCGGAAATGCCATGATGATATTCTGCGGATCAATATCCATCCGCTTTGCAATGTAGCTGTTTTGAGTTTCTGACCAGGCAATCTGAGCTGATTTCCGTGCTACGATAATTGGAATATCTATGTTATCCATACATTCCATTACAAACAGCATGAATGGAGTTTCCATGCAGTCCATAAGACCTGGTTTAGCAGTAACTTCAGTAGTTAACCACCTGTAAGTTTCTGCATACTCCCTTGTACTAATCCTTTCTACAGGTTCCATCAGTTGAAATAGTCTTCCTAGAAACAGTCTCTCAACAGCATTACCTAGAGAGTTTTGCTCAGTAGAAGCTTGAGAGACTTTCATCATCTTCCCCTTCTTCTGTTGTATCTTCATCTGAGATTTCAATTTCTCTATCCATTTCTTTCTGAATGAAATCTTCCAGTTCTTCCGAAGCTTGAACTCTCATATCTAAACCTAATTTAACCCAGCTTTTCTGCAAAGTATCTAATTCCTTTTGCAACTCTGGATGCTTCCTAGAAATACTAGCCAGCTGGGCCCGCATCTGTAAGAAATGTGGTTCAAAAGTTTCAGCCAACAAGCTAATATCCACCAGCTCCCCACGTTCTTTCTTAATCGCTAACCACTGAGCTTCTGTCCTTGCTCTATCAAGTTGAATCTTCTGCAACTGTACAGCCTCACTTAAGCCAGTAGCTTTGTTTGCACTTTTGTTCTGCCACCAGGTTAAATGGTATTTAATACACTCCCGCAAAGTAGCATCTGAGTTAGGTGGTAACTTACCCTCCTGCCTGTAAGTATAAATCATTGATACATTCACACCTAAAATTCCAGCAAGAACTGCAGGGCTAACTTCCCCATTAAGATTAACCATCTGAGAGGCTTTGCCTACAGGTTTATCTAAGAACTCATCCAGATTAATATCCATAGTAGCTACAGACTGTTGAGCTAGGTTTTCTACTTGGTTTCTATTCATTTTTACTCCTTATATATAGGTGCTATTGACTACCCTACCGGCTCTGGTAAGATCAAGCACTAATTTGTTAAATTTTTCATAAGGATAGCTCATGATTGAAAAAGATCCAACTACTTATACTGTTTTAACTTACTTTTGGGTGTTTGCTCTAGCCTTTTGGGGTGGTGTAGTAAGTTTCCTGTCTAAAATAAAACAAGGAGCAGTTAGAGCTTTTAATATAACTGAATTCTTTGGAGAAATCTGCACCTCAGGTTTAAGTGGACTGCTTACTTTCTACCTGTGTGAACTGTCTATGACACCACCTTTAATGACTGCAGTTCTTGTAGCTATCTCAGGTCATATGGGAACACGAGTTATTTTTCTACTGGAACAGTACTTAGAACAAAAAGCTAAGAATGTTCTTAACATTGATTTAGGAGACAGTAAAGATGAAGTTTAAGGAAGCACTGAATGCTACGCTGGGTATCGAGCAGGGATACATTAATGACAAGTTTGATCCAGGTGGTGAGACCAAATATGGAATCAGCAAACGTAGCTATCCACATTTAGATATTAAAAACTTAACACTAGACGAGGTCTGTAAAATTTATGAAAAAGATTTCTGGAAACTAGCCCACTGTGAAGAAGTGGCTGAACCTCTTAAGCTCTGCATGTTTGATACTGCAGTGCACTCTGGTATTAAACCCGCAATTATTATCTTACAGCGTGCCTTAGGTCTGGAGGATGACGGTATCTGGGGGCCTAAGACTGCTAAAGCTGCTACAGGTAAAGTATCTGCTGAAACTGTAGCTATGTATTGGGCTAAACGAGCACTTTACATGGCAGATATGAAGAATTTTGACCGTAATAAGAATGGCTGGTATAAAAGATTGTTTATGCTGGCTGCAATTAACCATTAAACTGGAGTATTTATGAAAACCCTATCACCCTTAAACCTTGGCATACCTGTAAATGCTGGAATTCTTCCATGGCCTGCACATGAACCTTTAGAGTCAGAACCCTTTAACATCGATTTATCATTACTGCAAGGCAGCGTAACAGGCGGTGGCGGGATTACGGCGACCCCGTTTGCAAACGGATTGTCATACGGTACGGAATTCGGGTGGCAAGCTGGAACAGTGATGGCCGACGGTCATTACGTTTCAATCAACAAAACATTGCCAGCGCTCAATCTATCTAATGTCGATAATTTTGTTTTTGAGCTGGGTTTTTCCGGTAATCACACAAACACGCGCATAGTAATAATTTTTGGCTCAACTGCTGGAAATGCTGGTGTAACATCGCATAGATTTACATATGGAAATGGCTCAGAAAAACCAGAAGTTGTTGCGCTAACATTACGAAAATCAGATTTTGGTGGCCCATGGGGAACCACTGGCGTTGATTGGGCAAATGTTAATTATATTGAAATCAGATTTACAAGTGGCGCAACAACCAACGCTGATACAAAGCGTAGTATGTTTGCGTATCGCGTGGGAATCGGTGGATACACTAAGCCTAAAGTTTTGATTAGTTGTGATGATATTGCTACGCAACTGATGGCAACATTGCCGTTATGTCAGCAACGCAACATCAAAGGCACTCACTTTGTAACAGACACAGAGATCATAAACGGCGGAAAATACCGGTCAGGCAAAATGTCAAAAGCTGAGCTGGATCAGTGGGTAGAGGCTGGGTGGGATTTTGCTCCACATAATATAGGGCATAAGGCGTTTGCTCTGGCTGTGGGTGCTTACAGCAAATCAGGTACTGTTGTCACAATGGAAGTCGCATGGGGTACGGTACAAAACATCAAAGAAGAAATTACCCTAGCTGTTGGCGATAAAATCACAGTCAGCAGGTGTAATCGAACCGGCGTAAATGGCAATTGGACAGTAACCAGCGTTGCAGCGATTGGCGCTAATACCAGACAATTAACATTCGACACAGGATCGGCCACAGCCGTTGATAGTCAGGCCACAATCGGCGGCACTCAAATATACGATGGTGGCGTTTTGAGTATCGATAAATACTCAGTCGGTCAAGATAACCTGATATTAGCAAACATGATTGAGGCCGAAGGCTGGCCATGCAATCGTGAAATCATGGCGTATACATACGGTCAGCATGATTTCAGCGCCAAAAAACAACTGTGCGCTAATGGTGTAAAACTAATGCGCACAACAGCAGGGGCTGGGTCAGGTGGTCTACCTGCAATTTTGCAAATCCGCAGGTTGCATGGTTTATCGCCTTCGACTACTGTTTATCATGATGTAAATGACGTTGCACCTCGTTATAACTCTAATCTGTACAGTTTTCCTACATTACAGCTAACAACTCTTAACGCACTACAAACAGATATTAATAAACTACTGCTTACTGGCGGCGTTTACAGCGTTTTTTGGCATGGGGATGAAAACGGGATGACGACTCAGATTATGCTGGATGTCATTAACTACCTAGCTGATTTGCGTGATGCAGGCCAAATTGAGCTGATTAGGTTTGATGACTTGATTTCATTAGTCGAGGCTCAAGCCAGATAACTAACCCAACCACCCCAGCATCCCTTCCTCTAACGAAACTTCCCCAACCTCCCTCCCTTCCGCAGCTACATCATCCACCTTGGTGTAGCTGCTTTCTTCCACTTCCCCATCTCCATCTTCCACTC